AAGTAGCTAAAAGTTATCGCAAGGACTATACCGGCGAAGATATTATTGTTGAACGCAAGAAGGAAGGAACACATTGGTACGAAACTGTAGAAACTGTTCCTAATGCTGTTACCAACAATCAAATTAGTAATCGTGCTGTGGTCGTTGGCAACAGTCCTACGAGATTAGAATTTGATCTACAAAATCTCAAAAAATTCAGCGGACTACTTGGCGCAGATACCCTACAAACTTATGGATGTAATGCTCTATACAGAGACTTTACTCCAGACTTCTTAGTAGCCCACGGAAACGACATAGTTAAAGAGTTAGCCGAAAGCGAATACATTAAAAATAATATTGTCTATACCAATGCCATACATCTATTAGAGTATCCAAATAAATTTTATTTAATCCCTTACAATCCCTACGCTGATGCAGGAACTACTGCGGCCTATATCGCAGCATTTGACGGACACAAAAAAATCTATTTATTGGGATTTGATGAACAAGATAGTGAAAACTATAACTTCAATATCTATGCTGGCACCAATGGCTATGATGCCGCTGACACTGAAATATCAAGTGACAAATGGGTGACAAACAGAATTGAGTTATTTAATTTATATGATGACGTTGACTTTATTTGGGTCACACCACGTGGACGTAGCACTGTCCCAGAAAGCCATAAATATTGCCTAAACTTCCGCCAGATCAGCCATAGAGATTTTGTATTAGAAACTGATCTATAAAACTGTTTCTAAAGTTTTAATCTTATCTACCACAGCCGAAAAATTAATCGTTCGCCATACACCCGGGTGCAGAGGTTTAGGATGATCTTCTAAACGAACCCACGAATAACCACGATGTTCATAATTTAATACAGGAGTGAATTCTTCTTCTACAGGTATTAAGAAAGTATTATAACTGAAATTACCGTTATCACTGGTAAATTTTTCTATTGGGATAACTTTGACATCAATAAAATCGTAGCCAAGTTCTTCGTTAAGTTCTCTGTGCAGTGATGTTAGTAGTTGTTCGCCAGTGTCAATCTTTCCACCAGCTAAGCCCCAAGTTCCACTATATTTGCTGGTATCACGTAATAAGAATAGATAGCGGCCAGTTGATGTTGCGTAGATAAAGGTGCCAACACCTTCTATATGACCAGTGTCCAAAGTCCTTCCTTGTATTCGCCTTCCCAGCTTTTTACCCATTGACTTCCATTCCATTTATATTGAGTGGTTGTGGTTAAGTTACTTACATATTGTAAACTCGTTTGGGTCTGGCTGTCAAATGAAACGGTCCAAAAACTACCATTATATTCGATAATATCATTGGCGTTGGCTACTAAATCTCTACCAGCCGAGCCGCGCCACGCGATAGCCCCATCGCCGTTTGAAGTATCAAAACTTCCAATGTCACCTAGTATTAAATATCTGGTGCCAGTGCTGGGGTTGGTAATATCACCGTTGACAGTAACCTTACGTGGGTCGATAATAGCATTGATTGGATTTAATGTGTTACCTGGGGTGGTGTCTACGTCTACATTAAAGATCAATATACTATCATCAGTTGGGTGATAGCTGACAGTGCCGATGACCTCAGTGATGCCATCTTCCTGTAATAGTCGTACCTGGCTTACACCATTTTCTAATACACCATAGACATTGATGAGATCGCGCCAAACATCACGGGTGCCAATCTTAGTTGGTGTGCTGAGTGTAGGTTCGCGTGGTGTTTCAACTTCACTGACTTTTAATAAAGTCAATTGATTGCCGATCAGCAATACTCCATACATCAATGGTGTAAAGTATTGACGATTACCTAATAGATTACTGTCATTATAAACAGCATCACTGAGATTACCATCTGCATCGTGTATGCTGGCGATAATTTTTTGTATGACACCAAGTTTTTTAACCTTGGCTGGAGGACTGATCCATATCGGTAATTTAAAAGTAAGTGTAGCAACATCAATATTATTTTCTGTTCCGATTGGCACGCTACGGCTAGTCCAAGTTGGGCTTTCTAAATAAACCACGCTTAAACTGGTCCAATCAATATAGTTGTCTGTTGATTGTATTTCCATGCCCGGATTAAACAGGACCATCAGCTGTTCTAATAATTGTAGTTTCTGTTTGGTATTACTTGTCCAAACATCTAATTTTAAATCTATAGTATAAGGCACAGGCATCGCACGTTCGATAGTAAACGCATTGCCTTGGCGATTTTCAAATTCTTGTGTGTCTTCGTTGTAATAACGTTGACGGATATTCATCTTACCAACGAATGTAGGGTCCTGCACACGATCTCGATCATAGGTAATGCCATTGACATACACAGTCATCGCTGGAGTAGATGGCAAGGCATTTTCACTCATGTTATTAATGATAGCCGCCACTTGTCGACTACCGTCACCATAGTAAACAGGCACACGCTGTAGAGTTTTATTACCACTACGGTCGGCACCAAATTCAACTTGGAATCCGCTTACCATGCGAATGAACTGGGCAAGGAATCGCTCAATCTGACCATCATAAAAATATTGTTGTAAGGCTGCCATTATATGTTATCCGCTGAAGGACGCAAGGCTTGTGATAAGCTCTGACGTTCGTTGATCACGTGCTCGTAAACTGTGTATTCTAATAGGTCACCATTGACATAGGTATTGGCCACGGTGATCCCAATATTACCACTTGAGTTGCTGATGGTGTTATTGACTTTGATATTGTTGATATAAGTCTTAGCGCCATAGCCACTGACGTATGGAACCTTAACAACTATATTGCCTGTGGTAACATTAAATGATAATGTCCACGCATTGGCCGCAGGGGTATATGCACCACTGCTGATACGTATAGCGTCCCAAGCAACACTGTTGCTCATAAACTTATTAGTGTCATTGACGAAGCCACTTAATTGTGTGGTATTGGTTGATCCTGGTGTTAGGTTAGTTCTCACTGCATCCTCTATCTTGACCCAACGACGTCCATCATAACGGAACAGTCTATTAGGCACATAGTCTAAACGTAAATAGAAATCTCCCACTCCTGGCAAATATGGGAAAGCGATGCCAGCGGCAATTGCGGCACCGTTTGGCGGTAAACCATCTCCAGTCAGATATCCTTCTACTTTCTTAGCTGATGTTAGTGTAGCCGAACTCGCATCATCATTGACATCACTAGCGTCATCACTGACTTGGCTAGAATCTAGACCACCCGGATCACCTGGTGTGCCATCTGGATTAACTGGTTCGGTATAGATCGCACTAGTATCATATCCACTAGCTGGAACGTCTTGTTCAGCACGGCTAACGATAGCATCATTGATATCAATGTATTTTTGGTAAGTGCTTAGGACATCTGCTATTGAACTATCGGTATTCTCACCAGCATCAAGAGTATTAATGATGTCTTTGTATTCTTGACTGTCTACCAATGGTTGTAGTTTAACACGCCATAGGTGTGGATACCATGTAGGAGCAAATCCTTCTGCCGCACGGGTAGCATCTTGCACTACATAATAGCGTTTAAGTGCTACAGGAACACTGTCATCTAATGGATAGTAGTCTTTTAAGTTTGGTAGTTCCATGACATCGCCCACTATGATCTTGCGACCAATAGTATCAACCATGTCATTTAAATGGAACACAGCAAACATAGTATCACCAGTTAGGAATAAACCAAACTGTGTTAGGTCAAAATCGTTGTCATTTAAGCGATAGATAGTTCGCATGGTGTAGACACTGGTGTCATACTTGCGATCACGATTTTCTAAGAATAGTAAGTCTTGGATTCCTAATAAAGTAGTAGCACCACCAGGTTCTGTCATGCTGACATTGCCCTGTGTTAAAGGTCCGAGATATTTGTGGATATGGACATCAACTCCACCTACGGTAAACATTTCACTGATACGTCGATCAAAGAACTTGTAGTCGTTGCCCTTTTCTGGACGATATAAACTTAGACGTGGCATTAGCTAATCCTATTATCTAGTATTTATCGACATTGACAAGCTAGCCAAAATGTGTTATACTTGTATCATGGCTGAAATTACTCAAAGTTTAGATTGGGCACAGGTTCAAATTGAACTAGAAGCACCTGCACATAAAATGAAAAAGCATACCAATGATATGCTGAAAATGAGCGATGCTATAGGTGCCATGGTTAAAAAATTATCAGAAGAAGAAATTAACTGCCGTAGAATGGGTCGACAAACCCGTAAGCACAAGGAATTATTAGAACAAATCAACCAAGAAATAGCCCATTATGAGCAATATTTGACCTTTGGTGTGCTATTAAACGGTTGACATTTTAACCAAAAGGTGCTATAATACATACAATAAAGGAGTGACTAAATGCATGATTCTCTTACTAAATTATTAAATAGCAATGGCACTTTGATTCTAATAGGTATGGTGACGATGCCCTATCTAATATATCTTTTATACACGAATAGCCCGCCAATTATACAGATAGTATCTCAGAATACTGTGGGCACTAGAAGTTTAGAAGAGATAATGACCTATTCGCCCGCGGCCATATCAGATCCACCGTGGGACAATGAATTCCAATCATCAATCACTCCAATCAAGGAAGGTGAATAATGAACTTAAAATGGAGCCAACCTTATCCAGGTGAAAGTCGATATGAACGCTTGTATCGTGCCCAAAGGATACTACAACTATCACGCCATGCTATGTTGCTGGATACAGTAGAACCAGTTAAAGATTTGACCGAAGCCAAAGAATATCTTAAAAAATTCCAAATTGGAGA